CGCGATCGCCCTCGCATTCCATCCTAAACAGATGGTTGCTTGGGTTAGATGGTGTCGTGCCCATAACTGGGATTTACCAGTTGTGTGGCTGGCGTGGATTTTAATTGTAACCATGCCGCTCGTCCTCCTTATTAGAATAATTCACTTGATTTGTAAATCTTGTGGATTAGGATATCTAGTTCCAAAGGAACTCTATATCGGACGACTGGCAACTGTTCTAGAAGCGCGGGGGAAGGTGAGAATCGTGGCCATTGTAGATTATTGGTCCCAGTTAGTACTGCGACCACTACATGACTCGATCTTTCATCTCCTTCGCCGTATCCCTCAGGATGGTACTTTCGATCAAGAAAGACCAATGAAGGATCTTCTACACCGTTGTGTCTCTGGAGTTCGGATTGCTTCTTTCGATCTGTCGGCAGCCACAGATAGGCTACCGGCAAGCCTTCAAGTTCAGATTCTGAACTTGTTGGGTGAGCCCGGAGATCTTTGGATCTCCTTGCTTCAGCGACCGTATTACTACGTTCGTAAATCGGAAGACGGGTCGAAAGTTTCGACCGCATATGAATATGCCGTAGGGCAACCTATGGGGGCATACTCCTCTTGGGGTATGCTCGCTCTTACACATCACATTATTGTGCAGGTCGCTGCAAACCGTGTTGGCATTGCCAGCTGGTTCAGGGATTATGCTGTCCTTGGTGATGATATTATTATCGCCAATGATCTTGTAGCTCAAAGCTATAAAGCTATAATGAACGATCTCGGTGTTGAAATCAACATGACTAAAAGTCACCACGGAAACGTGGCTGAGTTCGCCAAAAGATGGATCCACCCTCTCTTAGGAGAGTTCACTCCTATAGGAGCTGGGAACATTTTGACTGTTGTACGAAACATACGACTTATGCCAAACCTTATCATGGATTCATTCATGAAAGGTTATCCTAATATCTGGAATATAATTACACGTGCCGTTGACGTGATCACGCATGATGGGAAATCCCTCATGGTGGCCACGGCGACAGCCGTGTATTGTTTAGGACCAAGCGGTGTGCTCCATAACGGAACCAAGGGACCAGCCGAATGGCTAGGATCCATGGCGTCCAAATATTATGGAGGAACAGTACAATTACCTAATCTTCTTAATGCGATGCTCTATTCACGTAAAGTGGATAGGGCCGCACAAGTCGATCGGGAAATTGCCCGTAACCGCGAAGCTGCAGAGAAGTTCAACTCTCTGTGGTACAGATACCCTCTCGCGGGTTGGTCTAAGACCTTCCCATGGGTGGTACGTATCTCTCCAAAGGCTAAGAACCTCAATTGGTTATTGGGGTTCACAACAGACCTTAACGATCTGGGGGTTCCTAAGAACCCTTTAGCTTTTTGGAGGCTTCCTTGGCCTATACAGATAAACTATGAATTAGTTTTCTGGGCTGGGGTGCAGCGGATAAGTCCGAGTTACCATGCCTATGCTGAACGTGGTGAGGAATTAACCCCTCAACCGCCTCAGACAAGCTGGGAGCACGAGCTTAAGAGAAACGCAAATATCATCAAATGGGCCTCTACGAGACCTGATTCGATGAATATGCTTATCCAGACTAGTCTGGACAAGCTTGCGCGACCATTGGATAGCAATGAGGCACTCAATATGAATGTCGACATTGATTGGAATCGAGAGATGCTGAGTTCGGATTTTGTAAATCGAACCCTTTCGATGCACAGAATGGTGATGGAGTTGATCCACCCACCAATACCTGTACAGGATAGATCCCTTTCTCTGGTTATTAGCCAGGATTCCTCCGGGGTGTTTACACCCCCGGTCACTCCGCCACATGAAAGTGTGGGGCTCGCCTCAACAAGCGAGGTTTCAGTAGACAAGGAGGGACTTGCGCGACGCCCACAGTCGGAAAACTGTGATTCTGGAATAATCTACCTCTAATCAAGGTAGGGGGATCCAGATTACC